GTATGATTTATACAGGTTCCGGAGGGGAGTGTCATAGTTTGGTCTACCTTCTACCTGATGAAACTAACAAACGGACTAGTAAAGTCGTTGTGGATACTCTGTATAGAGGTAGAGACGGGAAAAATACAAGTTGTCCTGGTGAAGCAAAAACGATAGACATGGAATACCGACGTAATCAAAATGATATTTCATGGCTGGGCTTAGTAGTAGAACGTAATGAACCATTGAAACCTGGAGACTGTGGGACTATCGCTCTAACCCAGAGTCCTAAGCCGAAAATAATGGGTTTCCATTTACTTGGAAACAAAACTCGTGAGGGATTGTTTGGCACAATTACTCAGGACGATGTCAGAATGGCTTTAGATCTTCTTCAAGCAAAGTACGCTGGTCTCCCTATTTCGGAATCTTGTGGCCAACTTGCTGATCGTTATTGTGGTAGAGACATTGTGACTAGTGAGGTACTATATCCTAGTTCACCTTTTCTGTTTGACAATGATATTGAAGGGAGTATCACAGTTAATGGTTCCATGGGGAACATTAGGAAATACCGTACGAATGTGAAACCCAGTATGCTGGTTCCTGATTTGGAAACTAAGTATGGACCATCTAGGTTTAGAGGGCCCAAGTTTCACCATTATCAGAATTGGGCTACTTGGTGTTCTAATGTGAGCAAGCCTATGGACGGGTTTGATCCTGATTTGCTTAAGTATGCTTTTGTTGATTATGTTGATGGACTAAAAGAACGGTTGCGTAAATTTGATCGAGTGTTAAATGACACTCAAGTTTTGACTCATCAGGAGATATTACTTGGGAGAGACGGAGTGCGTTTTGTAGACTCCATGAACATGGCTAGCTCTATGGGTTTTCCCTTTAAAGGGAAGAAAAATGAACATATTAACATAGAGTTGGTTGATGGTGTGCGAACCGCTCAAATAGACGATCCGTCTGTTATGGACGAAATAAAGCAGAGTGAAGCCCTTCTTGATATGGGGATAGTACCTTTCCACCCATTCATCTCATGTCTTAAAGATGAGGTGGTTTCTCATGAGAAGGAAACAGCTCGTGTTTTTCAAATCTGTCCTTTCCCATTGCAATATCTTATTCGCAAATATTTCCTGCCTATAGCACGACTTGTTAGTTTGGTGCCGTTGGTTTCCGAATGTGCAGTGGGTATAAACTGCTATGGTACGGAATACCAGGAAATGAATGCACATATAACTAAGTTTGGGGAAACCCAGATATTGTGTGGTGATTATTCTAAGTGGGATCAGAAATTGTGCAGCACCCTTATTCTTAAATCGTTTGATGTCTTTATTGCCATAGCAGAAATGCTGGGCTGGAGTTGTCAGTCACGATTGCGGATGAAAGGACTAGCTAGTACTATAGCATTTAGTCATGTCCAAGTTAATGGTACTTTAGTTCAAACCTGGGCTGGAAATCCTTCAGGACAAAATCTTACGGCATATATCAATAGCATTGCTAACTCCCTTCTGCTTAGAATGGGTTATGCACACATAAATGGTGTTGGTACTAACTTTAGGCAATATGTGAGTGCGATGACCTATGGAGATGACGTAATAGCCAGTGTTAAACGCGGTAATAGGTTTACTTTCAATAGCTACAGGACTTATTTAGCTGGAGTAGGAATGAAG